GACGTAGCGCGCTCGACAACTCGGACGTGACGTGAGGCCCAACAGGGGCCGGGAGAGCAAGATGCTTCTCGCGCAGTACGTCACGACTCCCGGCGGCTGGGGCCACGAGGTCGGCTGTTGGGATCGTGCCAGCATCGAGGGTCACCTCTCGGTGCAGTTCCAGAACGGACCCACGCAGACACGCGGGGTCAACGGCGTCGAACTCATCGACGTGATGAAGGTGTGCGCGGACTACGCGCGGGCGCTCCAGAAGGTGGAGCCCTCGCGCGAGCGCGCGTGCGTCATCACGAAGCTCGATGAGGCGATCCTGTGGGAGCGCAAGCGCGCGGAGGAGGACAACACCCGGGAGCGAGCCGCGGAGCGTGCGGCGAGGAGGCAGTCGTGAGCAACCCCAACGTGGACCCCAGCGCGCTGCCGCCCAACCACCCCCTCAAGAAGCTCGCGACCAGCCTCGGCGTCGTGGGCCCTGCGGCCCCCGCGGGGCCCGTGGTCATGCCCCAGCCGGCCCCCGCGGCCCGGGCCCCCTTCCCCCGTCCGGCGGCTCAGGTCATCCCGCCCAAGGCGCCCGACCCGCTCGGCCGGCCGCTCATGCTTCCGTCGGGTGGGCTCCTCTACGGCGACCACCACGGCGCGGTCGTCATCTCCCCCATGCGCGGCGAGCAGGAGGAAATCATCGCCGGCGCGGGCGAGGGCCTCTCCGCCACGCCGGCGCTGCGCCACGTCGTGAGCCAGTGCGTGGACTGCCAGGGCATCCCCTACGAGAAGCTGGAGCTTTCGGACTGGAGCGCGATCCTCCTCAACGTGTTCGCGCTCTCGATGGGCGAGGAGAATATCCCGCTCTACCCGGTCTGCCCGACCTGCAACACGCAGTTCGACGGCTCGCGCCCGCTCTCGAAGGTGCCGTGCCGCGTGCTCAGGCGCGCGCAGCAGGGCGAGGCCACCAACTGGCCGCCGGAGACGGGCCAGGACGAGGACGAGGATCTTCGCATCCTCCGCGACATGGGGATCGACGGCGCCGGCGAGCAGAGCGCGGAGCAGGTCTACGTCTCGGGCCCGCTCGTGGAGCCCATCGACGTGCCGCTCGCGAACGGGCAGACGGTCGGCATCCGCTACCTCCGGCTGGAGGACTTGATCCAGGCGGAGGAGTTCGCGGAGCGGTCGCAGAACACGCAGGCGACGACGCCGGGCTCGAAGCTGCACAGCTTCATCCACGCGCGCACCATCGCGACCATCGATGGCAAGCGCGTGGGCGTGCTGGAGGCCATGAAGTGGGTCAAGCAGGCGCCGATGCCGCTCCTCGCGGAACTGCGCCTGGCGGCGGAAAGGAGGTCGTTCGGCTATGAGCTTTCGCCCTCGTTCCGGTGCCCCAACGGGCACTCGTTCCGGCAGCAGCTTCCGCTGAACGGTGCGATGTTTCGTCGTCGCCTCGGCGCTCAGGTCCGTTGAGCAGGTCCAGGAGGAGAGGTACGCGATGATGCGTGCGGGGGTGTCCTACTCGGACTGGCGCCTCATGGCGCTGTTCCAGCGGAGGGACTACCTCGCTCGCAGGATGGTGGAGCAGGCGGCGCTCAAGAAGAAGCTGGAGGAGACGGACAGCCTGAGCGGGTTGCTCGGGATGCTCGCCTCGAAGGTGATGGGGTTCTAGCGTGGCCGACGGGTTCGAGACGATTGGCTGGGTCCTCAAGGTCCAAGACAAGGCCACCGCGCAGGTGGACAAGATCGTGGGCGTGATGGACAAGCAGATTGCCAGCATCGCCTACGCGACTGGCAACGTCTCGAACGCCATCGCAGCGTGGGGTGAGCGCAACGGCCCGGCTGCGAAGGGGGTCGCTGCGCTCACCACGCTCGTCACGCGCTCGCTCGGGAGCGTCGGGAACTCGGCGCGCGTCGAGTTGCAGGACGCGCTCGTGCGCGGGTTCGAGGCGGCGGCGAAGGGCGGGATCGGCGCCCTCGGCAACGTGATGACCAAGGGCCTCCGCGGCGCCGAGGCTGGCATCGTCAAGTTCGCGGACGCCTACGTGGGCGCGGTCGTGAGCGGCATCGAGAAGGCGCAGTCGTTCTGGGCCTTCCTCTCGAAGCGCGAGTTCACCTTCGGGGAGTTGTTCGGGAAGGGGGCCGAGGGCACGAAGAAGCTCGGCCTCGGCTTCGTGTCCCTGGCGAAGTCGGTCGGCGGAGCGACCAAGGCCATCGGCGGTGCGGGGGCCGCCTCGTTCGCCGGCGCGTGGAAGGCGGTGGGCGCCGGGCTGCGCTCCGGCGCGCAGAACATCGGCACCTTCTTCCAGAAGCTCATCAGCATCGAGAAGATCGCCAAGTTCTTCAAGGGCGCCGGCGGCGTCGTCGGCATCCTGCTCGGGCCGTTCGGCAAGCTCCTCGACCTGTTCCAGCCGATCATCGACCTGCTCGTGGAGCAGTTCACCCCGGCGTTCGAGACGTTCTCCGCGATCCTCAAGACGGCGCTCGGGCCGTTCTCGATGACGCTGGAGTTGATCGCGCAGAACCTCGCGCACGCCATCATGCCGCTGGTCAAGCCGCTCGCGTCCTTCCTGGAGTTGGCGGCGCTACACGTCGGCGTCCTGGTCGCGGAGCTTCTCAAGGGGAAGCCCGAGGGGATCATGGCGACGATGTTCGGCGTCATCAAGAAGGCGCAGCCCGTGCTCATGCGCGTGCTGAGTGTCCTCCTCGACGCCGGCAAGCAGATCGGCGGGACGCTCCTCGACGGGGCCATGAAGCTCCTGCCGGTCATCGTGGACCTGGGCGTGAAGCTCCTCGACGCCTTCCTCCCGCTCATCCCGCCGCTGACGAAGCTCGCCGTGGCGCTCCTGGAGCACGTTTTCATCCCGGCCCTCCTCGCCATCGCGAAGATCCTGGACGAGCACGTCATCCCGTTCATCGCGGACTGGATGCCGGCTGTGGGCATCTTGATCGAGGACACCGCCGCGCAGGTCGCGGAGTTCTGGGGGAACATCGGCAAGTACGCGAACGACTTCAAGATTCTGTTCATCGACCCCATCACGGGGTGGCTCACCGGCTTGTGGGACACGATCATCAACTTCCTCGCGACCCTGCCCGACAAGGCGGCCGACATGCTTCGCTCCGTCGGCGCGTCCGCGCGCAGCCTGCTCGACACGCTCGGGCTCGGCAACGTCGGCGCTCGCGTGCAGGGCGTGTTCGGCGCGCTGGCGCAGATCGTGACCACGCCGCTCGACACCATGAAGGGCGTGCTCAACGACTACCTCATCTCGTTCGCGAACGACGCGCTCAAGTGGGAGGTGCCGGTCGTCGGAGGCTCGCTCGCGGAGGCGCTCGGGCTCGCGCCGGGCTACGTCATCCCGAAGCTGGCCGAGGGCGGCATCGTGGAGGGCCAGCGCGGCAAGGGCATCACGGCGAACCTGGGCGAAGCCGGGCCCGAGGCGGTCATCCCGCTCAAGCGCGAGGTGCTGGAGCGCACGCTCGCGCCGATCATCCCCGACATCAAGTTCCCGGCGCTCGACCGCCTCGTGGAGCTTGCGCAGGGGATCGACCGCACGCTCTCGCAGGGCACGCTGCGCGTCCTGACCATGAACCCCGAGGCGCGCGACGAGCGCGGCGCGGGTGACATCATGCTCGCCCCGGGCATGGCGGGGGGAGGTAGCTGGTGACCACCTCGAACCTCGTTCCTGGACTCGGCTTCTCCAACGTCGCGATGTGCGCGCTCGTCCTGGAGGACAACCCGGTTGGAGAGGACTCGAAGCTCGTGTTCGAGAGCTTCCCGCCCGACGGCATCGAGGAGTCCTACGCCGTCACCGGCTACCGCGAGATTGCGGCGGACCGGATGCCGCAGCCTGGCTTCGCGGCCTACCGTGGCGGCAACTGGAGCGCGTTCACCCTGGAGTTGAAGTTCCGGGCCGGGAACGCGCTCGGCCGCCCCATCGCGAGCCTGCAAGAACTGAGCGTGGCGGACCTCGAAGGCATCCTCACGGACATGGAGCGGAAGGTGCGCTGGTGCCAGGCGCTCTGCTTCCCGCTGGAGCGGGACGCGCGCACCTTCCGCGAGCGCATCATCGCCAACGCGCGCACCGCCGGCTTCTCGGAGCAAGACCTGGAGGCCGTGAACCGTGGGCAGCTTCCTCGGCACGACCCGCCCTACGTGCTCGTGCAGTTCGGGTCGTGGCTGACGCTGCGCTGCTACGCCACGGGCTACTCCATCAAGTGGGAGCACCCGTTCCACCCGGCGACCGTCCAGCCCTACGGGGCCACGGTGTCGCTCTCGTTCCAGCGACTCGACCTCGACTACCCCACCTGGCAGACCGTGCGCAACCAGGCCGGGGGCCTTCCGCAGTCGCCGTTCATGCCGCGCGTGCCTGGGAGCGTGGTGCTCCAGAACACGGCCGCGCGCATCGCGGCCAGCAACGCGCAGAGCCAGAACGCTGCCGCCATCGCTGCCGGCCGCGTGGGCGCGACGGGTGACGCAGCAGCGCAGTTCAGCGTGCTCTGATGGCCGACGAGAAGCGACCCTTCGAGCTTCAACTCGACTTCACGAACCCCTACAAGCGCACCGCGCTGTTCATCCAGGACGGGCGGGCCTTCTTCGGGCTGTGGCGCCCACCGCAGATCAAGCTCGACGGCGACGAGGAGCGCATCCGCGTGCCGCTCGGGCTGGAGGGGCACCTCGACATCATCGCGCAGGTCACGCTCGGTGACCGGCGCTTCTGGCGCGCCATCGCGCAGGTCAACAAGATCGACTACGCGCTGGAGGAGGTGCGGGTAGGCGACGAAATCATCATCCCGAAGGTGGAGCGCGTGCGCGCGGCCTACCAGCAGGCGAGCGGGCGGGCGACGACGTGAGCACGAGCGCGAGCGCGAGCCTGGAGATGCGGAAGCCCAACGCGACGGCGTTGGACATCACGCCGTTCGTGCCGCGCTTCGTGTGGACCGAGAGCCTGATCCTCGGCGGCTTCTACTGGTCGCTGGACTTCAAGGCGATCCAGTGGAAGGAGTGGGACGACCTGATGATGGGGCGTGAGCAGCGCACCGTCCAGTTCCGGCTCCGCTCCGAGGAGGAGCAGGGGCCTCAGTCCACGGAGTGGCGCACGGCCTACGTGGACAAGAGCCGCGCCGCCTTCTCGCAGGACATCAGCATGGTCGGCTCCGTCAAGGGCTCCGACCGCGCGCTGCTCATGGCGCAGACCGCCCGCACGCGCGTGTTCAAGGCGCGTACCGCGGGCGAGGTGCTGACCAGGATCGCGGCGGACCACGCGCTCACGCCGGACATCGAAGGCACGCGCGGGACGCGCGACTGGTACCAGGTCCGCGAGGACGACTGGAGCTTCGCGCGCCGCGTGGCGCGCATGGCGGCGAACGACTCGGGGCGGGGCGACACCTACCTGTGGGTCGATGAGACGACCATGCGCTTCCGTGCGCCGTCGCTCACGTCGGTGTCCGAGCGGCGCTACGACATGAACACGGTGGAGAACCGCGTGGACGGCTACGCGGCGACCTACCACGGGCGCGAGGCGGACCGCATGGGCGCGGCCACGCTGCGCGGCGTCGGCTTCGACTACCGCACGAAGAAGGCCGTGACCTTCACGATGGACGCCGGGACGGCGCAGACGCACCCCTCGCTCGCGCGTCGCGTCCCGCGGCAGATGGCGGACGGGCTGCGCGTGTTCCCCGTCATCGAACGTGACCGGGCTCGCGTCGAGGAGGTGGTGCGCACGAGGTGGGGCCGGGTAGCCCCCAGGTACCTGGCGCTGCGCATCCGCACCCGCCCGGACCTCACCGTGCGTGCCGGAACGATCATCTCGATGGAGTCGAACATGGACGAGCGCCGCGAGACGCCGTTCATGGGCCGCTACGTGGTGGTCGAGGTGCAGCACGTCCTGGAACGCGGGTCCATCTCCACGAACCTCGTGGTCTACCGCCGCGAGGCGCAGGAGGGCGACGCCCAGCCGACGGGCTCGAACGCTGACGTGGCCGGGACGCGCGACCAGTTCCAGGCCGCAGGCATCAACCCGACCACCATCGTCGTGGCGCAGGAGCTTGCATGAGCGCCCCGACCACCGACGCCACCCCGCTCCAGGACGAGGCCCTCCCGCCGTCGGAGTGGCACGGGCGCTGGCCTGGCGTCGTCGTCAGCACGGCGGACCCGCTCAAGCTCGGGCGCGTGAAGGTGCGCGTGCCGCAGGTCTACGGCGACCCGACCGGGGAGACGGACTTCATCCCCGACGCCGACCTGCCCTGGGCGCTGCCGTCCTTCGCGGTCCACGACTACCACGCCGACTTCGAGCCGGGGGACGGGGTGTGGGTCACGTTCTGGGGCGGGAACCCGAACTTTCCCATCTGGTGCGGGCAGTACGTGGGCGACGGCGACGCCCCGAGCGAGTTCACCTCCTCCTACACGCCGACGCCGAAGGCGCGCGTGCTGCGCACGACGAACGGCCACATCATCGAGATGCGCTGGGTCGAGGGCCAGGAGCAGATCCGCGTCCAGAGCGCGCTCGGGTCCTTCGTCAAGATCATCGACGCCCCCGCGCTCGGTGGCCCGAAGATCATCCTCCAGACCGTCGGAGGGCAGAAGATCGAAGCGATGGACCTTCCGCTGCCGGCGATCAACGTACAGAGCCTCGGCACGGTGCTCGTGCAGGGCGCGGCGGCGGTCACGGTGCAGGGTCAGGGCGTGACCATCGCGTCCACCGGCACGGCCCCGACGGTCCAGACGGGCGGCGGCACGCTCGCAAGCACCTTCGTCGGCAACGCGCTCTACACCTTCCTCGGGACGCTGACCTACACGGTGGCGCTCGCGCTGACGCTCTCGACGGCCGGCCTGCTCACCCTCTCGGGCGGCACCGGCCTCGCGATCCTGGTCACCGCTGGCCTCGTGTCTCTCGGCGCGGCGGGCCTCAAGTACAAGTTGGTGGACTCGCGGTTCCTCACGCTCGTCTACAACGGGCACACGCACAGCGGCGTCACGCCGGGCGGCGGGAGCACCGGGCCACCCGACACGCCGTTCACCATCGGACCCATCCCGCCGGCGGTGCCGCTGGCTTCCGTTGCCACCACGAACACCGAGGCGAACTGAGCAGAGCCGAACTGCGCTGTTTGCTAGGATCTTCCGCGAAGGAGCTACATCATGGTCGCGCCCCCTGACCTCATCTGGCATCGCCGCACGAACAACGCCCTGTTCCGCATCTCCGGTGGGACCACGGGCGCGCAGATCGGCCCGAATCTGACCGACAGCGAGACGGCCGGGTTCTGGAAGAACGACGACGCCATCAAGTACCGCGGGAGGCTCATCGTCCTCCAAGGCGACGTGGCCGGTGGCGAGGGCACGTCGCTCCTCGTCCAGCGCCACGACCCCGCGACGGACACGTTCACGCTGGTCCACACCGGCACGAACGGCAACGCGGGCGCCGGCGCCTCGGCCGACCACTCGGGCCTGTTCGTGGCGCTCGTCGGCGGCGTCGAGACGCTGGCGTTCGTCGCGCTGCACTCCGCCGCCGGCACCGGGAACCTCTACACGAGCGCCGACGGCGTGACGTGGAGCACCACGCCGGTCACCTGGACGGGCACGGGCGCCACGCGCGCGAGCTTCATGCACCGGAACGTCATCTACTGCGCGCACCCGGGCGGCTACATCACCGGCACGGACGTGACCACGGGCGTGGTGACGACGTACGACGTGTCCGCCAGCATCAACATCGGCACGCTCGGTGGCGTCTCGTTCTGCACGTTCCGCAACCGCTTCTTCATGCTCGCCTACCCGACCGGCACTGGCGCCATGACGCTGTGGGAACTGTTCGCCGGCGCGTGGGTCAGCCGCGGGACCCTCGCCGGCGCGAGCACGAGCGCCAGCGCGACCACGAAGGCGAACGCGCGCCACGCGCTGTTCCCGGTCGGCATCACGAAGATGGTCGCCATCTACATCGACAGCGATGGCACGGACCACGGAACGCAGGCGTGCGATTGCACGCCGGCCTCTGGCACGAGCTTCAACTTCACGGACGTGACCACGACGGTGGTGCCGGTGAGCCTTCGGCCGGCGGCGGTCGCGGCGAACCAGTCGCATGGCTGGGTTCCGTGGATCGACAACGCCAACAACGTGGCCCCGACCTCGCCGGCGCGCCATCTGTGGCACGCCTCCTCCGCCACCGGCATCTTCACCTACTTCGAGTACACCGACTCTGCTACCGAGATTGCCGGTGGCAGTATCTCGGTGAGCGCGAACCTGGTGCCCAGCGCCGTCACGTACGGTGGTGGTGACCGCGTGAGCGCCGATTCGACGGGCGCGCTGGTGGACCTCGACGCGCGGGTGGTCGGCCTCACGCCGATCCCGGGCGGCATCCGGGTCAGCTACCGTGCTTACGGTGACCCTGGCAGCGCGAACAAGTACCTCCGGCTGTGGCACGCCGCGAACGAGGGTGACGTGATGACGCAGGCCACGCTGATGGGCACGGCGACGGGCGGTACGAGCACGCGCTCGGGCAACCAGATCGAGCAAGTGGACGCCGACAACGGCACCACGCTCTACACGTTCGACTGGAACGCCACGGCCGACGGCTACGTGAACGGCGCTCAGGCGCACCGGCTCCTGCGGATCGGCACGGCGTAGTAGCGGGAGCGCGCCGTGGCCGACTTTGCCGGGTCCATCCTCTCGGGCCTCCTCTCCATCATGCCGGTGCAGAACGCCGGCTCGGTGGAGCAGGGCCGCCTCGCCATCACGCCGGTCCAGCAGGCCGGCTCGGTGGTCAGCGGCACCCTGGCCCTCACGCCCGAGGGGTTCGGCGGGTCGGTCACGGCGGCGCCTGCGGGGGTCGGCGCTGCCCAGCGCGCCGGCTCGGTGGGTCAGGGCCTTCTCGGCATCACGTCGCAGCAGTTCGGTGGCTCCACGCTTCCTGGGCCGCTCGGGATGGACCCGTCCGCGCAGTTCGCGGGCTCGGCCCTCCCGGGGGTGCTCGGCATCCAGCCCGGCCAGTTCGCCGGCTCGGTGGGCCAGGGCCTCCTCGGCATCACGCCGTACCAGTTCGCGGGTTCGACGCTCGGTGGCGGGCTGGTCATCACGCCGCCGATCTTCGGTGGCTCGGTGCTCTCCGGGCTCGTCAGCCTCTACCCGAACGCCTTCGCCGGGTCGGTGGTCGCGAGCCCGGTCAGCACCCCGACGCACTACGCGGGCTCGGTGCTTCCTGGCCCTCTCGGCATCACGTCTCCTGCGCAGTTCGCCGGTTCGGCCCTCCCGGGCGTTCTCGCGCTCCAGCCTGGTCAGTTCGCGGGCTCTGTTGGGTCGAGCGTCGTCTCCGTCATCATCAGTGCGCAGTACGCCGGCTCGGCGCTACCTGGGCCGACGGCGTTGCTCGCGGTGCAGCGCGCCGGTTCGGTGCTGCATGGGTTGCTCGCCCTTCGGCCTGGGCAGTTCGCGGGCACGGTGCTCCAGGGACCGCTTGGGATCATCGTCGCCATCTCGGCCCCCCCGGCGCCCCCTACGCCCCCCACTCCGCCGTCGCTGGCCGAGGGCGCGCTGGTGCGCATGTACGACCCTGCGCTCGGGGAGTCGGTCACCATCCAGGGTGGCCCGCAGCCGACGGTGTTTTACTCCGCGCTGAACACCCTCACGCCGGCGCAGTACCGCTTCCTCGCGCGGCGCCAGCTTGGCGCGGACGGCGCGCTGCCGCAGACGCGGGTGGGGCGCTTCACGGGGCCCGCTTACCCCTTCGGGCCGTCCTGGGCGTTCACGCTCGGACCTAAGACCGACCTCGAAGTCATCTTCACTTCCATCGCGGACATCCTCACCACGCCCATCGGCACGCTGCCCTACGCTCCGCTGCGCGGCAGTGAGGTGCCAAACCTCGTGTTCGAGCCGAACGACGCCATCACGCAGGGCCTCATCCGCTACTACACGAAGCGCGACCTCGGGCGACAGGAGCCGCGGGTCAAGGTGAGCATGGTCCGCACCGTGGCCCCCGTGGACGACCCGCATCGCGTGGTCGTGACGGTGGCCTTCCAGATCGTGGGCGACCCCGACGGCCGGGTGTTCAGCGCCCCCATCGAATACAACACCCTGAACTTGGCGGTGTAGCGTGGCGCAAACGACGGTCACGATGGACTTCACCGCGCGCACGCTGGACGCGATCCGCGAGCGCGGGCTCGCGCTGCTCAAGGCGCGCATCGGCCAGTACGCCTACAACGACGCCGTGGCGACTGGCGTGGTGCCGGCGATGATCGAAGTCGTCGCCTGGTTCCACGAGCAGAACGCGCACTACTACGACCGGCGCTTCCGCAACTCGCTCCTCTACCTCGCGGACACGCTGGAGTCCATGCGCATCCTCTCGCGCGCTATGGGCTACCGGATGCGGCCCGCGACCGCCGCGAGCGTCGCGCTCCTGGCGGAGCCCGAGCCTCCGCAGCCGGCGCCCATCACGATCCCGGCCGGGACGAAGATCGTGGTGGACGACCTCACCTTCGAGCTTCTCGTGCCGGCGATCATCCCGGCGAGCGTGACGGCCTGGCCGGACGGCACGACCGACGACGTGATCGCCTTCACCGAGGGCCTGACGCGCACCGACCGCTACACGAGCGACGGCTCGAAGTTCCAGAGCTTCCCGCTCTCGCAGCCTGGCACCATCGACGGGAGCGTGTCGGTCGCCGTGCTGGGGCAGACGTGGGAGGAGGTGCCGTCGCTGGTGTTCGTGGAGGGCTCGCAGCAAGGGCGCGACGCCTTCACGGGCACGGGCCTCGACGCGCAGGAGTACACGCTCACCCTCTTGAACGTCCTGACGGACATCGATGACGACGACGCGCTCACGGTGCTCGTGTTCCCCGTCGGCTCCGATCAGTCCGGCGTGCAGGTCTGGCAGCAGGTCGAGGACTTCACCGGGGCCCCGCGCGAGTTCGTCACGTTCAAGGACATCGACGGTACGGTGCGCGTGCGGTTCGGCACGGCCGCGAACGGAGCGGCCCCTGGTGCCGGGGACATCATCCAGGTGCTCTACCTCGTGACCGGGGCGCAGAAGCGGTACGCGCTGACCTACGACGAGTTCGACACCGGGACCGTCACGTTCGGTGACGGGGTGTTCGGCGTGATCCCGCCGACGGGCGCGGACATCGTGGTGACTTACCGTGTGGGCGGCGGCGCGCGCGGCAACATCGCGCCGGGGAAGCTGGACGAGACGGTGCAGGGCGTCCTCCCCAGCGGTGCGCGCACGCCGGTGCGCCTGCGCAACATCGAGCGCGGCAGCGGTGGCAACCCCCCCGAGTCGGTCGAGTCGGCGCGGTTCTTCGCGCCGCGCTTCGCCAAGAGCAACGACCGCGCCGTCCGCAAGGAGGATTGGGTCACGCTCGCGAGCACCTACATCGACACGGTGTTCGGCGCGCCGTCGCACGCCAACGCCTTCCTCAAGCAGAAGCGGCCGGAACTGAACACGGTCCGCGTGGCCGTGTGGGGTCGCGACGACCTCGGCCGCGTGACCACGCCCGGCACCCCGCTCAAGATCGGGATGAAGCGGTTCCTGGACACGAAGCGCACCTTCACCACGGCGGTGGAGATGGTGGACGGCCAGGTGGTCATCATGGACATCGAGGTGTCGCTCCTGCTCGTGCAGGGCGCCACCCGCACCGTGGTGTTCTCAGCGGTGACCGAGGCCATCCAGAACTTCTTCAACTCGGCGCTCGTCCGCCCGGGCGTGGACCTCCCCATCGGCGGCTTGTTTCAGGCCATCGAGGAGGTGGACGGGGTGGACCGCGCGAACATCGACCGCATCCGCGGCTCGCGGCTCGTGCAGATCAACCTCGGCGTGGGCGACGGCAGCACGAAGCTGTTCACGGGCGACTTCGTGCTGGAGCGCGGCACGCTCGTGGTCGAGGAGTCGCTGACGGTCAGCGACGGCACGCAGCAGATGGTGGACGACGGCGAGGGCGCATTCACTGGCGACGTGGACACCGCGGTGCTGCCCGGCCCCGGGAACACGGTGGACTACACTGACGGCAAGTTCGAGGCGACCTTCGAGAACGCCCCGCCGCTCAACGCGGTCATCGTGGCCGAGGCCAAGCTGGAGGTGTTCTTCGCCTATTCGGAGGAGATTGGCACCTCTGATGGGTCGGTCAACTTCGTGGACGTGGCCGGTACCTTCTACCCCATCGTGAAGCGTGGCCCCCTCGGCGCGTGGTCCGGCGATATGAGCGCCGTGGTGGATGGGAACCAGGTGGGGACCTCTGCGCAGTTCCGCGGGACCCTCCCCTCGGGAGTCATCCCCAACAGCCCGCCCATCCCGCGCCCCCTGCGGTTCATCGACAGCACGTTCGTCCCGCAGATCGCCCTCGACAACGGCACGGGTGTGCTCACGCAGGGCGGCCCGCCCGTCGGCACCATCGGCTACAGCACGGGCGTGTTCAACTTCACCTACCTCGCGGCGCCGACGCTGCCCGTGCGCGTCGAGTGGTCCACGCGCACGGTGGACATCTACATCAACCCCGAGTTCCTCCCGCTGGAGCCGGGCCGCCTGTTCTTCTGGGGCGGCTTCTCGAAGGACGGCACGCAGCCCGGTGGCGTGGAACTGATCGCGTTCGATGACGGCGACGGCAACATCGTGGGCGACGTGCTCGCGGGCGGCTTCGTCATCTACGAGACGGGCCACGTCGTGTTCACCTGGAACACCGACCCGCCGCCTGGGATCGCCGGCGGCGTGGCGCGCTTCGGGCGGCTCGTGCAGGTCCCGGACGGCGTACTGCGCGAGTTCGACCTCCAGGTGCGCACGCTGACCGGCGGTGGTGGCGTGCTCGTGGACCTCTCGGCCGGCGGCGACGACGGCGAGGGTCGCACGCGGCTTCGCCTCAGCGAACTCTCGACGGTGGGCTTCACGCTCCAGGACGCCTTCGACAACTGGCAGGGCGCCTTCCACGGTCCGAGCCTCGACAGCGAGAACGACAACTCCATCATCTACTCGCTGGGGACTGGCAAGCTCACGTTCGCGCAGCCGCTCCCGGTCGGCACGCCGCAGGACTTCCAGGTGCAGGTCACGAACGTGACCACGTTCATGTACTCGGCGTTCGTCTACAGGGTCAAGACGCCGAGCGGGCCCGGGCTCGACAAGGGCCTGTTCGCGGACAACACCGGGCGGCTGTGGGGCGACTCCGCGAACCCGTTCCCGCAGAACCGACTGGACCATCTGCGCGCGCGCCTCACGGCCGCGCTCTCCGGCGCGCCCATCGCGGCGGGCCGGTCGCAGGTGCTCACCTACGACGCGCTCTCGGGCGTCCCGCCGGTGCGGGACGTGCCGGTGGCGGGTGACCAGATCGCGGTGGCGGGCCGGATCAAGCTGACCGAGGTTCCGCCGGAGGTTGAGGGCGATGCCCAATAGCCGCGAGAGGCAGCGGTCGCCTGACGACCGCATGGGCGGAGCGAACAACAAGCTCCGCGTGGACCTGTACCGGCGGCTCATCCCGCAGGTGCAGGAGCAGGACCAGAGCAGTGGGATGCAGGGCTACAACCTGCACTGGAACGACCCGGACGCGCAGTGGAACAAGACCGCGGACATCCGCTCGGTCTGGAACTCCATCGGCCTGTCGCCGTGCATCCAGACCTTGTTCTACGTCATCGAGACGTTGGAAGGGGAGGAGCTTGGCGTCCTGGAGAGCATGGACTCGCTCATCGACCCCATGAACTGTCCGGCCTCGATGCTGCCGATCATCGCGGCGAGCTTCGGCTACCGGATCAAGCAGGAGCTTGACGAGGCTACGCAGCGGGTCGTCGTCCAGGGCTTGTTCCACGCCTACAAGTCGCTCGGGCAGCGCGTGGGCTTCGACGTGTTCTACCGGATGGTCGGCTTCAAGATCATCCGCGTGTACCCGCTCTGGAAGAAGGCCATCTTCGAGGACCAGAGCCGCTACAACCGGGAGCGGTACGTGGTGTCGGCGCAGGCGGCGGAGCCCGTCGGCCCGTCCGGCAACCTGGCGTACAACACCATCCTCTCCGAGACGCCCGTGGTGCCGGGGAGCCTGCGCATCACGGACGGCTCGGTGGTGCTCAAGGACGAGCCCGCCGGCTACCTCCAGGAAGGCATCTTCTTCGGCGTCTCCGCGCCGCTCGTCGGGCCCAACGGGGAGACCGGCTCCATCAACTACCAGACGGGCGAGGTGTTCGTGAACTTCGTCGCGCCTGCCGTTGGCGCCGTCACGGCGGACTACGACAAGGTGGCGGACGAGTACCCCTACCGCGCGGCGCGCATGGACATGGAGATTCTGATGAACCCGGGCGGGGTGCCGATCCCGCTCGTGGACAGCGAGGTGCTGCGGTCCGTGCTGGACAGGCTGGATGAGGTAAGGCCGATCCACGTTCTCCTGCGCAACCTGACCCTCGCGTTCGAGGTGGAGGACGTGGGGCCCGGCGCGCACGACCGGACGGCCTGCACGACGACCCTCCTCGACTCGCGCCCGCCGTCGATCTTCGGCCCGGGCCTGGAAGCCCGGTACATGCTCGACGCCTACGAGAACGACGGGCAAGATGACCTGACCATCGACCACGAGAGCGGGGGCAACCCCGCCAAGTTCGTCATCATCGAGGATCGGCTTGACGGGTTCGTCTGCCCGGGCACCGACCTCCTCGACATCGACGCCGGACCCTACTCGCAGCAGGTGTAGCGCATGGCCGACCTCGAACCCGCTGACCTGTTCGCCTACGGCACCCCGCAGGTGTCGGCGTTCCTCGACGCCACCGTGATCGAGCAGAACCTCCGCGCGCTCGCGCAGACGCACTACACCACCGATCCGGCGAAGCCCCTCGACGCGCGGCAGGGGCAGCTTCGCGTCAACGGCACCGATCCGGCAAACTTCAAGCTCGAAGCGCGGATCAATGGCGCCTGGCGCACGATCCTCCAGCACATCGAAATCAACATCCCCGCGCCGGTCAAGCAGATTGCGCAGATCGTCGCGCCGTCCGCGTCGTGGATCATCGACCACAACCTCGGGTCGCAGCCGGTGGCGCTGGCCTACGACTCCACCTTCCGGCAGCTTGCCGTGTTCACGCAGGCCAACCCGCCGACCGACCAGTGGGCCGCCGGCTTCGTGCCGGGTTCGGTGCTCACGGTCGCGGTCGGACCGGCGGATCACGGCGGCTTCGTCGCGCCGTTCGACGGCTTCGTGGAGGGCGCCTACCTGTCGGTGGCTGAGGCGCTCACCGGCGCGCCGAACTTCATCTACCAGCCGACCATCAACAACGTGCCTGTGACGGGTGGTCTGGTGTCGGTGACGGGGCCGCTCGCGACTGGCATCATCGTCAACAGCAGCACTGTCACGGCCGCGAACAAGTTCCTGAACGGGCAGACGGTGCGCGTGCGTCTCAACGCTGGTAACGTGGCGCCCGCGGCTGGATCGGTGAACCTGTTCCTCCGGGTGAGGCGCGCGGACTACTGCTTCATCCAGCACATCAACGAGAACCGCGTGACGGTCACGCACCCCGAGGCCCGCACGGGCTTCGTCGTGCTGGTCGGGTAGGGGAGAGCCAGATGACCAGGAAGGCCGAGGACTTCATCCGCCGCCGTCAAGCCCAGCTTCTCGGGCAGGTGTTCACCGGCGAGGCGCTCCCGGGGCATCTCGTGCGGCGTGCCGACGGCGTGGTGCTCCCCGCCAGGATCGTGCATGGCGTGAGCTTCTACGGCGACCAGATGCGCGGCCCGCAGGGTCACCTCCGCGTCGAGACGCGCGAGGTGCTCGCGAGCGGTGAGCGCGGGCCGTGGGTCACGCACGAGGACGACCACAACCTCGTCGTGACGCAGGCCGAGCGCCTCATGGCGAACGCGATGGGCGGGGTACTGAACTCCGCGCTGAACTACATCGAACTCGGTGACCCGACCTTCCCGGCCAACCCCCCGGGGCTGTCGGACATCGCGCTCCAGCAGACCACGAGCGTGCGCAAGGCCGTGGTCATCACGCTGAACGGCAACATCCTCACGGCTGAGGCGCTGTTCCTCACCACCGAGGGCAACGGCTTCACCTACACCGAAGCCGGCCTGTTCACCGGGCCGTTCGCCGCTGGCTCGATGTTCGCGCGCAAGACGTTCAACCCGATCATCAAGACCAGCAGCTTCGAGATGCGCTTCACCTGGATCGTGACGTTCCTGGTGAACCCGAGCGGATCGGGCGACTGCGCCGGCGTCGCGCTCGTCGGCCCGAGCACCGTCGCGAACGAGACCATCTACGAGTCGCTCGTCGGCGGCGAGGCGAGCGTGGCCGCCACGTTCGACTTCGCGGTGGGCGGTGGGCACATCGACTTCTTCCTGAACGGCCAGCGCATGGTGCGGTCGCGGCAGTACATCGAGGCGAACCCGCCGCTCGCGGCGCCGGTCGGTGGGCCCGCCGGGAACAAGGGCGTGAATCTGGTAGGCTTCACGCTGAATCCCGGCGACGTGGCCTACCTCGTCCAGCGGACCATCAGCTAGTAGAGGGGCAACCATGAGCATCGACAGGATCGGACAGCGACAGGTTGACCTCGGCCCCGCTGGCTTCTTCCGCGCGGAGCCCGAGACGCCCCCTGGCAATCAGGTAGTGGTCAAGGCCGGCTTCCTGTTCGCTGGTGCGTACCGGGTCTACGACCGCTTCACTGCGGGCGACCAGACTACGGCTGGCTTCGCGAGCGTCAGTGGCGCCGGCTTCAAGCGGTACGACCTCGTGTACGTGGACGCCACGGGCGCGGGCCAGATCGCGATGGGCACCGAGGTGGCAGTCGCCGCGCCGGTGTTCCAGGGCGGTCCAGGCTTCACAGGCGGGCCGGACTTGCCGGACCAGGCCATCCCGGTCGCCTACATCCTGGTGACCGAGACTGGCGCGGTGACGGTCGTGGCAACCGACATCACGAACATCGCCGGCATCTTCTACATCTCGCGCGACCTCGACGGCTACCTCGTGGACAAGGGCCTGCTCGGCGTCGCCCCCACCGGGGCGAGCGACGTGGTGACGGGGTTGTTCGCTGGCGAGGTGCCTGGCGGTGGTGCTTCGCAGCGTGGTGTGGTCACGGCCCCTCCGAGCAACTACGTCGTCATCGTGGACCAGAACGGGGACGAACTCGTTCACGCCACGGTGTCGAGCCGCATCTTCGGGCGCATCACGGAGGCCGGCGGAATCTGGACTCTGAGCTACTTCTATCTGAACGCTTCGGGCGTCGAGACGGCCGTGGTCGCCATCGAAACCGAGACCGAGGGTGGCGCCCCGACGAACCTGCGGCTTCTTGGAGTGCCGAAGGTGTTCTCGCGGAACGACCCCACGCGCCCGCTGTTCGATTCGACCGTCTATCTGATGTCGGACCAGGTGGTGGGCGACATCCCCTCGGCCACTACGACGGTGCTCGGAAAGGTGCTCGCGGCCCGTGTCGCGGGTGACAAGGCCGGCGCGGTGTCGCGTGTCCAGGGCGCGTCCGGCGCGTTCGGGATGGACTTCTTCGGCATTCACACCATCAACTTCTCTGCGGCCGGGGCGGGGCAGGTGACCAACCCGTCGCCGGGGGTGGTGAACGTCACGGCGACGGGTTCGCCTGGGCCTCCGGGGCCGTCGGGTGGCCCCGGCCCCGCCGGCCCGCCTGGCCCCCCGGGCCCCGGTTTCTCGTCCTTCTTCTCGTCCTCGACCATCCATACCACGACGCTTGTGGGCCCGGCGGCGGGGTCGCTCGGGTTCGGTGTCGGCTTCAACTGGCGCATGGGTTCGGCGGGCTGCAACCTGAACCAGACGGCCACGGGTCACGTCGGCTGGTACATCACCTCCGTTTCGGGCGTGGGGTCCAGCACGTTGACCGTCAACTACGTCGAGACCGGGGGTCTGGCGGTGGGGCAGACGGTCGGCATCAACTACGAGGCGGCGGGGTAAGTCATGAGCAAGGCGTTCGTGTGGGCGGATGCGGACGGCGCGCTGCGCGCGGTGTCCTCGTTCTGTGGCGACTTCGACCCGGCCTGCGACCCGGACAACCCGGACACCGTGCATCCGTACGCGCAGGAGCTTCGTAACGAGTTCATCACGAAGCAGGGCCTCGTGGCGTGCTACGCCGTCGAGTGCGGCTGCGACCCCGAGGAGGAGCCGCTGTGTCGGTGCGGGGCTGAGGCGGTGCGGGACTGCTACGTCAACAACGGCGTCCTGACGGCGAAGCCGGCGATGACGTTGAAGCTCGCGGGGCAGAGCATCCAGAGCGGCGTGATGCAGGACCGTACTCCTGGGTCCAGTGCGCAGTTCAAGATCGAGTGCGCCGTGCCGGACGGTCATCAGATCGAGCTTCTTCCATACCAGGCGGCCATCACGCAGTCCGCGCCTGTGACGCTCACCTTCACGAACGGGGTGTCGAACGAGGTGTCGGTGACGACGCCGGCGCAGGGGCTCGTCGGCGGGCTCGCTGGGATGAGCAAGTTCCTCGGCAACGTCATCCTGATCCTGCGAGGTTGGGCGTGAGGCAGTTCGTGATGGCTGGTGGCGTTAGCCTCAAGGACGCCGTGAAGCCAAAGGTGTGGGAGCCAGTGTTCCGGTGGCTCGACCGTGATGTGCTGCTCGTGCGGAACGCGCTGCCGTTCGTGCGCGACATCGTGCGTGATGCCGAGGAGGCTGGTGGCTGGATCGACAGCACGGTCATCACCCCGGACACGACCGTCGAGTACGTGGACGCGGCGCACAGGAACTCGAAGAAGCTCACCATCTCCTCGGTCGGTGCGGATCGGAACGGCCCGCTCGCCAAGTGGGCCCCGCTCGTCGGTGGTGCGGAGAGTATGCTCGCGAGCGCCTACATCATGGCGAATCCCCATGCTCGGGTGACCTCGGGGCAAGGCTGGGACCTGCTACGCTACGACGTGGGCGGGCGCTTCGGGGAGCACGTCGATGCCATTCGCGGGGCCGCGCTGCTCAACCAGCGCATCCTTGCGGTGGTGGCGTTCTGCAACGACGACTTCGAGGGTGGTATCCTGCGGTTCCCGCGCCAGAACCTCGACGTGAAGCCAGAGACGGGCGCGGTGCTGATCTTCCCGGCGACGTTTACGCACCCGCACGAGGTACAGCCGGTCACGAAGGGCGTGCGCTACAGCCTTGTGACCTGGTTCCACTAGAAGGAGAGACGATGATCCGCAAGATGGTTTTCAGCGCCGCCCTCGTGGGTGGTCTCGTGCTTGGTGGCTGCGTCGCCGCCGAGGACCGCAACCTCATCTCGACGGCCGCCGCCGTCGGCCACGGCAACCTGCGCGAGTGGGACACGCTCACTGACGCGCAGAAGCGCGAGGCGCAGTTCAACATGGTCGCGGCGATGCACGTCCTCGACCACAACATCAACGGCAAGGACATGCCGGCCGAGTACGCGCCGGTGACCTCGGCCACGGCGGGCCAGTAGCATGGCCCTCGACCTCGGCAAGATCATCGACAAGGGCGTGAGCACGGGCACCGAGAAGCTCGGTGAGGGCTCGTGGGTGGACTCCGCGCTCAAGAAGGGCCGGGAGCAGGTCATCCCGAACCTGCCCACCGGGCTCCACGGCGCGGCCGGGCAGTCGTTCGACCGGATCGGCGCGAGCAAGGGCTCCATCGGCACGGTGAGCCAGGCCACCTTCCTCAAGATCACGAGCTACCTCAGCCTCGGGCTGGAGGACGAGGCGCGCCTGCTCTACCTGCGCGAGCGGGCGAGCCACGACGAGCGCCAGGCGGCGCTCAAGAAGGCGATGGGGCAGGCGTACGACGCCAACCTCGCGAGCAAGCAGGCGTGGGACGACATCAAGGCCGCCGCCCTCGACGTGCTCCTGCTCATGGGCAAGGCCGCGCTCCCGCTGCTCCTCGCGGCGGCGGTGTAGGAGGACATCATGCACGCTGCGGTGAAGGAACTGCTCACCTCGAAGAAGTTCCTCGTGGGCATCACGTCGTCGGTCACGGCGCTGATCGTGCGCCTCGCGCCCAAGCTCGGGCTCGGGGAGTTCATCGACGCCGAGACGGCGAGCCAGATGGCGCAGACCATCGTGGTGCTCGCGAGCGCCTACCTCGTGGGCCAGGGTGCGGCCGACTTCGGCAAGAGCGCGGCCAACGCGCCGGCCGCTCCGACCGCCCCTCCGGCGGCGCCGGAGCCCCCGAAGCCGACGACTTGACGGGATGACCGAGGCACGCTAGGCTCTCCGCCGGAGAGCAGCGTGCAACTACTGGAGACGGTCACCTTCTGGCACAAGCCAGCAGATGGCGGGGTCGGGGTCACGACGAGTTGCGTGGCGCCGGCCCCGCTCGACGTGCAGGCGGCCCTCGCGCACGTCCTGCGCGTCACGGGCTACCCGCCGGTCAGCGGGGCGAACCGCGCGACGCTCGCCTTCCCGCCGCAGCCGAACGTCGCTCCGCTCGACGGCGTGAAGCGGGTCATGGCGGCGTACAACGGCTGTGGGCGATGTCACCTGTGCTCCTCGCGGATGCAGGTGGTCCACTACCGCGGCAGCCCCGACTCCGCGGTGTGCTTCCTGGGGGAAGGCCCGGGCAAGGACGAGAACGAGCGTGGTGAGCCGTTCGTCGGTCGCTCCGGGAAGCTCCAGGACAAGATGGTGGAGCAGATCGGCCTCGACCCGGCCGCCATCTTCTGGATGAACACGGTGGGCTGTCGCCCAGGCACGCGGTGGGGCGACGACCGCCCGCCGACCGACGCCGAACTCATCGCGTGCTCCGAGCGGACTTACTTGCTCCTCCAGGCCGTGCGCCCGCGCGTCGTGGTGTGCCTCGGCGCCACGGCTACGAAGTACTTCTTCGATGAGCCGCCCCCGGTCTGGAGCTTCACGCAGTTCAAGCCCGCCGGCGCGCCCGACGACTGGATCATGGTGGGCTACGCGCGGCACCCGGCCTACCTCGTGCGCGTCGTCGGCGCCCCGAGCATGTACAAGGAGTACGCCGCGCAGCGCACCTTCTACTCGATGCTGGCCTCGCGGCTCCCCGGGCTCACGAAGGTCCAGGCGTGGCACCTCCTCCCCAGGTACCTGGGGAAGCTCGCGACCGCGACCGCGCCGCTCGTGTCCTGGCCCGAGGCCGGGGAGCGCAAGGACGACGAGGAAGGGTCCGAGTCGTGACCCCGTTCATCAAGGCGCAGGACTACCTCGCCGGCGCGGCGCAGGCCCGCGCGCTCTACGTGACGCTGTTCGAGGCGTGCGTCCAGACCATGCCGATGAACCCGGCCGGCGAGCACAACGTCGAGTGCCACTACACGGCGCGCGACCTCTCGCAGAAGCTCCCGGGGCGCTCCCCGAGCGTCATCAGCAACGAGCTTCGCTGGCTCGTGGCGAACAACTGGATCATGGACCAGCGTGGGAACGTGCGGTACCTCGGCCGGAGGATCGACGGCGCGTTCCACCTCCTCGCGGACATCGCGGCCAAGCAACTGACCGGGGAGGAGAAGCTCATCTCGCAGAACATCCTGGGGATCAAGCTGCCGACCCCTGCGCCGACCGCCAAGACGGTGAAGCGCGGCGCGGCGCGGCGGTGGACCGGCAAGACCGATGGCAAGGGGGGAGGGTCGTTTGACCTGGGTTCGCGAGCGACGACTTGACCCGACCGAGGAGCCGGCCGCGTGGATGGTCGCGCTCAAGCGCGCACGCATCCCCGACCGCTACTGGCCGGCGACCATCGAGCAGGTGAAGGGCGAGCGGCGCTGGCTCCACCAGGCCACGGGCGACCCGACGTGGTGGGGTGACAAGGGCTGGGGCTTCTACATCTGCGGGCCGTTCAACACCGGCAAGACCGCGTGCGCGGCGATCCTCGCGATGGAGATGCTGCGCCGGTGCCACGCCGTGCTGTGGCTCGCGGTGCGCGAGGTTGCCAGCGTGCGCTTTCACGAGGGGGCGCTCGCGGCGTTGGACGACCGCCTCCAGACGGCCGACTTCGTGGTGCTCGATGACCTCGGCGGCGAGCGGTTCAAGCTGGACGGAGCGGGAGGCACGGCGTTGGAGGAGACGGTGCGCATCGTGATGGAGCGTGGGCGGTCGGTCGTGTTCACGAGCAACGTGCCGTGGCCCGAGTTCGCGAGCGCCTACGCCCCTATCCCGGCGTTCGTCAGCGTCGTGCAGCGGCACACGATCCCGGTCCTCCTGCAAGAGCGGTGGCCGGACGCTCCGAACGTCGGCGGTGCGATGTGAGCGAGGCCAACTACTTCGCCGCGCTCCTCCACGCGGAGGACATGGCGGCCCTGCGGCTCATCGACCCGGAGCGCGACCTCTCGCCGGCGTGGCGCGGCGTCTATCAGTGGGTCGTCAACTTCGCGCGCGACCGCTCCGCGCTGCCGAAGCCGCTCACGGTCGCCGGCGTGTTCAACGTCCCGCTCGACCGGCCGCCCGAGTCGGCGTCCTACTACGCGGAAGTCATCTCCAAGAACGCCAAGCGCGCCAAGCTGGAGGAGGGCCTCTCGCAGTCGGTCGTGCCGCACCTCGAAGGGCACGACCCCGACGCGGCGATGGCGGCGACGGCGGATGTCATCGGCAAGGTCCGGGCCGAGTTCCCGCAGCCGCACGACTCCCGCTCGTTCCTGCCGAACATGGGCGCGAACGTCGTGGAGCGGTGGCGCGACTACGAGTTCCGCTCGCAGTTCACGCACGCGCTCGGCCTGCCGTTCTTCCTCCAGACGGTCACGAAGATGACCCTGGGGATGCAGGCCGGCGAGGCGTGGGCCCTAATCTCGCGCCCCAACATGGGCAAGACGTTCGCAGCCATCGCGCAGGGCGTCTACCTGTGGCAGATGGGCTACCGCGTCCTGTTCGCCAGCATGGAGACGCCCCCGCGCGACGCGATCCCCAAGAGCCCGCGCGTCCGGGCTCGCCTCGGCGCCTACGCGGACGTGGCTCGTCAGCGGCTCACGCTCCGCTTCGACGCCATCGCGGCGCGCGTGAGCGCCTGGCGCCTGCTCAACGGGAAGCTCAACCCGCAGGAGCTTCATCAGTACCAGCAGTACCTCTCGCTCTGTGAGCGGGAGGGCAACAACGGCTGGGGCTCCCTGCGGATCGTCTCCACGCCGCGCATCCGCACCATCGGCCAGCTTGAGCAGGAGGCGTTGGAGTTCCAGCCTGACATCATCATCTGGGACTCGGCCTACCTCGCCATCGACCGTGGCGGGAAGTCGTCCAAGCGCACCGACCAGGCGGGCTACTTCCTGGAGGAGTGCAAGGAGATGTTCGGCCGCGTGGGCGTGCCAGGGCTCATCACCTGGCACTTCAACCGCGAGGTGGCCGAGGACGATACCGAGGCGAGCCTGAACGACATCGCCTTGACCGACGACATGCCGCGCCTGTTCGATGTCATCATGTTCCTGTTCCGCACCCCGGACATGGTGAACGCCGGCGAGGCCATCTGGCGCACTGGCAAGGTGCGCGACGGCGTGAACGTGCCCGAGCTTCGCAGCCGCTTCGAGGTGAAGCGGTGCATCGCGTTCGATGAGATTGGGCTCGGGCAGCCTGGGCAGCAGGCCGCTGCCCCTGCCCAGCCGCAGCAGCCGCCACCGGCGGCCAACGTGATCGGAGGCCCGCGGTGACCGAGGAGCGAGACGAGCCGAACATCCCTCTCCCGAAGCGGAGGCCGCCGCCGGACCAGTGCCCTCACGGCGACATGGATCGCGTAGGGGCGTTCGAGGTGGTCTGCTTCCAGTGCGGGTGCGTCGCGGACTGGCGCGAACTCATGGCCGGCAACAAGAACGCCTGGAAGCCGCTGAGTGGACGCTAAGACCATCGAGGAAGTCGCCGCCATGTACGGGTCCCCGGTGGACCCGCGGCGCGGCAACGTACACATCAACTGCCCGTGGGGCCGATACCACTCGAAGGGGATCGACACCTCGCAGGGCCTCTCGGTGAAGATCGCGCCGGGCGGGCGCTCGGTCGCTTACTGCTTCTCCTGCCGCACGAAGGGCACGCTGGCGTTCGTGTTCAGCGAGGCCGCGAAGCTCGACCCGAGCCTGAGCGCGGTGGCTCAGTTCATCTTGCAGCGGGACGGCCCGAGCCTGTCGGGGGCGCTTGCTAGGCTCCACGACAAGGACGATGAACGCAACGAAGCGCCGACCACGGACTGGAACACGTACGCGTCCTACTGTGCGCGGCAGGTCCCGGCCTACCTCGTGGAGCGCGGCGTGGTGAAGGCCGACATCTACAAGTGGAGGCTCGGCTTCGACCCCGAGATGCAGCGCGCGATCTTCCCCGTGCGCGACGAGACGGGGAACGTCGTGGGGGCGCTCCGGCGCGCCGTCCACGCGAGCCAGGACCCGCGCTACCTCGACACCCCGGGCGCCTTCCTGTGGAAGAAGTCGGTGTTCTACGGCGAGCACGACATCGACCGGACGGTGACCACGGCCATCGTGGTCGAAGGGCCGATGGCTACGATCTTCTCCGCGCGCCTGTTCCCGAACGTGCTCGGCATGATGGGGGCCGACACGGGGATCGAGGAGGAGCGGCTGGAGAAGCTCCAGCGGTGGGGGGTCAAGACGCTCATCCTCATGCTCGACGCCGACGATAAGGGCACGAGCGCCGTCTACGGGCAGCAGGCCCCGGACGGCGAGTGGCTCCCCGGCTTGAAGGAGAAGCTCCGCCGCTACTTCGTCGTGAAGGTCGCGAAGCTCCCCCGGACGCCGGACGGGAAGAAGCTCGACGCCGACGACGTGGTGCGCGCCGATCCCACGGCGCTGCGGCGGATTGTCGAGGGCGCGTCGTACCTCGAAGCGTCCACCTTGACGGGTGGACCAGGACACGGTAGTGTTTCTTCGCCCCAGCGGGGCGTGGCTGTTCCTGGCATCAGTGGCATCAATGGCTACTTGAAGAACCGCGAGAAGCGGTAGGAGTCTCAACATGACGATGGGTATGCAGCGTGGGTTCACGGTTCCGCCGACGGCGGTGCCGGTCGCGAGCACGGGTGACCCCCTGCTCGGGACGAGCATCTTCCACATCAGCGCGAAGGAGGGGCAGAACCGTCGCACGACGGTCCTCCTGGACGACGAGCCCGTGTGGGGCTACCGGCACAAGATCAAGCGCC